ACAGAGACAACACTTTACCGCTTGTCTCATCAATTGTTAAAATGTATGGGGCGCGGCGTCCATCAGTTAGCGGGTCTTCATCTAAACGAATGAAACAAGTAATTTCATATACGCGGCGTAGGCCATCAATATTGACTGAAGGAATGTCTTTGCCTTCAATCTTGTTATTTGCTTTTTCAGACTGGGTCTGATCGTTTAACGGAGCATCTGAAGTAGATTGATAAATATTATCAATGTCGCGGTATAATCCATCCTCAATACGTTTGAGGAAAATATCTTCAGTAATGTCTTGTTGTTCTGTTACACGCTGAGCGGTGTAAAAGTTAGTAGATGAGAATGGTAGGAAGATGTTATCAATCGGCACCCATTCGCACATTGGTCGTTTTTGTTCTACATCAAAACGCCACTTAAGAAATTGTGATCCGCCTAATGGCAACTGAGTGAGCAACTGCTCCATCTCGTCGCGGTATTCTGGAATCTGCTCTGTAAGCTGCCAGTTAAGGAAGTTGGTCTTTCTATCAGCTGTTTCTTCTTTGTATTTGTCTGCTTCACCTTTAATGTTAGATTTAACAATTCCTTCAGGTGGTAACAACTCGCGTGCAGACGCAGCAGCAAAGTCAACGCATGACTCTGCCATAACTGGGTGGACGACTTTGGAAGCTCCGTCGAACGTGGCTCCTCCAGGTGCGTCCTTACCTAAACCGGTACGGCGTAGGCCGTCTTCGTATTGTTTATCGCGCTGTTTACGTGACTCTTTATCGATATCGATATAATCAAGATACTCAATCGCTAAATGCTGTAGTGTGCCTTCATCAAATACTTCAGCCAAGTTCTCATAGAACTCTGGGTTTTTGAGAGGGCTAGATTTCTCATGGTAGTTAACAACAACTGAGCCGTCATCTAGCTCAATTACTTCTTCTTCTACCTCATCAGGATCCAAGCCAAGCACGTCTTCATAATGCTCCATCTCGGCATCTTGGTCTTCTGCCAAACCTAGATCGTCTTGGCGATCATCTAGGGCCGGAAGGTTTCCGCCGGATTGGATTGGGATTTGGGGTTGTTGTGCCATTGTCTTTGTTTTGGATTTATGTTCCTAATTACACTAATGCACAATTAGGGGTAAAAGCGCCCTATAACGTATAGGGGTTCTCAAACCGCTTACGATTATCATCTGCGTAGCTGTAGTCCCTGGCTGGCAAATAATCAAGCTGAATCCATCCAGAATCACGTAAAACACGCAGGGCTTGGGATAGTGAGTCCACGTAGTCATCATGGCCGCCTGCTTCAGGAAACGAACAAACTTGGCGCAGGAATCGTTTAGCCCACTGAGCAAAGTCGCCACGTTGGGTTGGTTCCTCGGGAATAAACACTTTGCCTTTAGCCACTAGCGGTGCCACAATGTTTAAACGTTGTACCTTATCGGCACGACCAGGGTTATATCCACGCACTGGTACACCAGCGCCCTGCAGCTCTTGGATTAGGGAGATACCAGCAGACTTGTCTTCCATTAGGATAAGGTCAGCCTTCTTGCCTTTACCAAAGTCGTTGTCTGCGCCGTAGACCACTTCCTTAAAGTCGTCGATGACTTTACGGCGCAGCTCTGGGTATGACAGGTGCTCGTCCCATGCGTCAAGCAAAATTACTGCAGTGCCGGCGTCTTGTTGTTCAAATACTCCCCATACCGTGCAAGCCGTTGGGTCGTTCATAGTTTTTTCTGAAGTTGCAGGATCGTAGCTGGCAATCACATACTCAAGGACAGGTGTTGGTTTGTCAGCTGGCCACATACGAAACATTTTACGTTTGATAATACCAGCGGATTCTGGGTCGAGAATCTCACCATAAATTTCTTGCCTACCAATGTCTGTGCCATCGTATGTTTCTAACTGTTTGAAAAATGTTTCAGATAGGTTTTCTTTGTTGTCATACGAACTGGCATTTACTACATAAACATCCCCGCCTACTTTTCCTTCGTTGAGGTCAACGATGAGTTCTTTTGGTTTGGGGGTTGTGGTAATGATTTGCTGGACCCGTTTGATCCTGGGGTCCTTAAGTCGCAACGTAAATTGGACGCCGTCATAGGCCTCGTCAAGATACTCGAAGGCACACAATTCGTCAAACCAGGCTCCGTGGTATTGTTTACCGCGGTATCGCTCAGGTTCTGATGCTGGAATCCCTTGAATGATTGATCCGTTTGTGAGAGTAATTTCGAAGAGGGACTTGTTGTAATCTCTGATAAGGCTCGAGGGGATGATATTGAGTAATCCGCTGTCTCCCTCAAAACAAGTTGCACGTATATCATTGGAGGTTGGGGCAGTGACGAGCCAGCGGGTTCCGTCATATACCCAAGCCCGAATGCCAATCCAATGGCTAGCAGTGTGCGTCTTGCCAGATCCCCGTCCGGCAAGCATGAGAAACGTGTCGTATTCACCATCTTCTGGTTCCTTTTGATGTGGTAATGCTTGTAGCGCCCATTTGATCTGCCACACCGCAGCCTCAATCTGTGGCTTAGGCCAGTGCTTACGGGCCTCTACAAACTTTTTAATGTTGGCTTCTTGGGTTGCTGTTAGTGGCATGCTATAAATCCTTCACCGACCAACATGGTTCCATTGGCTCCGTTTGTCTCAATGTGCACGCACGGGGCAGGATCAATCTTTGTAATTTTCCTAATATAGCGCCGACCGTATGCCCACTTCAATGGCTTGGAGTCTTGGTCTGTCATTAGCTTAAGTTTGCTCTTAAACGTAACAATGTAGCTTTTAATTATCGGGTTATAAGTCAACGCAGTTTTGTGCCCTAAAGATTCTACAAGCCACTGGATCTGTTTAGCAATCGTGGCGTCTTTTACAGTAAATCTAAAGTTATCTGTAGCTTTATTATAACACGATTTCTTGGCGTGCAGTATGCCACGCAGCAATTCTATCCGTTGGTCAGGCGCAGCCATCATGTAGTTGCCAGGAATCTTGTACGGCACAAACGGTGCTAGCTGATTACGAATGCTGGGGGTGGTTATAAACCTGCGGCGTTTGGATGATGTTCCGTTGGTTTCTTTGATGGCGTACCCTGCGTCCCTAAACTGTTCGTAGATCATGTCCGCTGTTCCAAGAGGCGCAACCATATACCCGCCACGTTTTCGGTTGATAAACCAAAAGCCAAACACAAATGGTGGCACAGGAAGCAGTTGGGTGGGTAAGCTGATTGGCGGGGTAGTTCTGACCGAATACTCAAAGTAATGGTGTTCGGTATTGTGCAGCGGCTCTTCCAATAGATCTTTAATCTTCTTGTTACGAAGCGGCCGGTTGGTCTTTAGCTTTTGTTTGTACTTGGATTCTTTGATGCGGTCGTTGCGGTTTTCGGCTATGAACCCCATCTTCTCGTCGCCAGCCAACGTCAAATAGTCGTTGAATAAAACCTCATAGCACTCTTTGGGGGTGTACGGTTGCACCAGGGTTACCTGGGCCGGGTTGCCGTCTTTGTCAAAAACCACGTCGCCTTTTTTAAGATGCTCGGCGCGTTTCCAGTAATCAAGGGTTAGTACTTTTTGGTTTGCTAATATTGCCATGAAAGTTTTCAAGGACCCAATGGTCCAGCCATCGCCCTAACGGCGTGCGTATTTGATTTTGAATGCCATTTGGTAATCGTTGTATGTCTAATGGCTCGGTTGTGACTTTAAGTCTGAACTCCAAATATTTGGTTGTTTCATGGTCCAATATTTCGATTGGCACATCCACAATCTCAAAGTTATAGAGGTCGCATACCAAAATTTGCAGCCCTTTGAGCTGGCCTGCCACATTTTCCAATGCGCCTTTGATTTGATATACATACTTAGTCATATATCAACTAATGCAAACAATGTCAGATTGCTGCCCTAAGCCATTGATTTTTGTTTTCCATTTGTAGGGTTTGTAGGGTCTGTTGGGTCTAAACCCACTTTACCCGACACTTACGTTTTTTATTTTAAAAAATTTTAAAAAATAATAGGTTTAGACCCAACAGACCCAACAGACCCTACAAATCGCCTTGTAAGTCATTGATGTATATAAAGCGAATGAGAATGATTCTTATTTGTTCCCTACAAATTTAAAAACAAACCCTACAAATTTGAAAAAAAAAATTTTAGAATGTTGCGTTTTTACCACAAAAAGGGGGGTGGGGTATAAAAACTTGCGGTCTATGGGGCCCCAGGGCAACGGTCCACCATGGAACCTTAAAAAGGGTGATCACTAAGTTAGTAAGCCCCCACTTACATAAAGAGGGTGATCAGTTTCACATTATGAGATGCTATCCCACAATGCGGAAGCACCACATTGGTGCATTGGTGTTGCGGTGCAACATAGTTTAAACAATGCGGGCAATATGTTGCGTTGCAACATCACGCACCATATCGGTGCATTGGTGTTGCGGTGCAACATAGCACACAGGCAGTTTAAACAATGCACCAATGTGGTGCATTGTGTTGCGGTGCAATATGGCTATGCGGGTGCGAGGGTAGGCGGTGATGAGGTGAAGTGAAGCCTGTTCATTCCATATTGTGAAAATGCCCGCTAAGCCACTTAATCGGGTCATAGAGCCATTTAGTGATGAGTTGATACCCTAGCCCCAACCGCATGACGATCTCGATTTTTTAGGGTAAACCCTAATTATAAGATAGCCATTCTTTATTACTTTTCTATCTAATATATTTTGCATAACAAGCCAATACTATGATCTAATTATGGTGTGAATTGTTTATTCACTTTTATTTGATTCCTAACCTTGAAAGGATTAGAACACCATGTTATTACTCACCTACCAACCAGCACCAACCAGCACCAATGCCAATCGTGAAGCATGGCTAACACTTATAACTGATAAATACATTCGCCCCCTGTTTGCTTCAAAGGGCTACGCAATCCCCGCCAATGTTCGCCTATCCTGTTCACTAGCTAGTGGCGGGATTCACACTAAGAAACACCAAAAAAGATTTGCACTTGGCGAGTGCTATCCCGCTTCCATGTCATCTGATGACACCATTCAAATCATGATTGTGCCAAGCCTAGCCGATTCTGTTCGTGTAGTTGATGTTCTTATCCATGAACTCTGTCACGCTACTGTCGGCAATAAAGAGGGGCATAACAAGGTGTTTGGCTTGTGTGCTAGATCAGTTGGATTAGAGGGCAAACTCACCAGCACTAAGGCTGGCGAATGGCTTAGTGCCTTGATTCAAGAGTGGGTTAAAAATGAGGGCGAATATCCACACTCTAAACTCACCGCAAGCTACAAAAGGCAAACTACCCGCAACCTAGCCTGTAAGTGTTTGAAGTGTGGCTACGCTATCCGCACCACTAGCAAGTGGATAAAAATAGCCATGCCAAAATGCCCGCTAGGTCATGGCAAAATGTGGTCGGAATATGAGCCCGAAGATGGCGAGGGATTCGAGGGCTAAATCAATCAGGGGGCAATCCCGCCCCCTGTTTAAACTAAACGAAAGGCACATTATGGAAAAGCATTTATTTATGTTCACCCATCAATTCAAATCTAAACATACCAATAACGAATGGCGGGGTATGTTTTCAGGTAGCAAACTTTTGACCGATTCTGAAGCCCAAAAATATGCAAAGAAAAGGTTAAGCGAGGAATTAGAGGGCGATAAAACTTATGGGGGTTTAGTGTCTAGCACACCCGCTAAACACAGAATTAGAATCCGCAAGATCACCCAATATACAGAATCATTTATTGACTAACCAATAGGCGGGGGCAACCCCGCCATGTTTAAACTAAACGAAAGGCAACACACCATGACAATGCTAACCAATCCAACACAGATTGCCCATTTTAGATATTGCACCATGCTTAGGGGTCTAGGCTTGGAGATCAAGGGTCTAAAAATGTCAAGGGGTATGAGTATGTATTCCTTAGTTAAAAAAGAGCTAGGTCTGAAAGGCTCAAGGGAATCTGTTTATAACGATCTAGCACTCATGCTAGGTAAACCAACCATTTAAGAAAGGCTGGCGGGGCAAACCCCCGCCATGTTTAAACACCATGACAATGTTAAATAGTAATGATATTAAAAAAGAAATTAAAAGGCTCACAGAAGTTAAGGAAAGAGCCTACCCCAATTACCCATTAGTAATTAAATTGGAAAAGCAAATTAACAAGTTAAAAGCAGTCAAACCAACCATTTAAGAAAGGCACTACCATGCAATCATTCAAACTAAAACAATTAGCTAGTAATATGACCCTAGTTGAAACCCCTCGCCATAATGTTTTATTCAGTTATGCGACCCCTGTTGCCTGTTATGACAAGCACACCTATGACTACTATCGCACCGATAAAAAATGGTCAGTCACCACCAGCCGTCATATAAACAAGTGGCTAGATGGTGTTCAAGCCACAGAAAAGCCCCAAGTGTTTTTTGATTCTATGTTCAATCAGGAAGGTGTTTAAACATGACATACCAATACATTGACGAATCCGAAGCATACCAACAGTATGACGAAATGCTAGACGAATGTTATCCCGATCAGGTGATGGGAATACCCGCTAGTGAAATATTAAAGAAGTGCGACCCTATTGCCTATTCATGCGGGTTTGATGATTGGTTAGATAGTTGCGAATTGACCATTGATGAGCAAGAGGGGGCAGAAAATGAGTGTGGGCGATAATGTGTTATGGTGTGGCGAATCACAAGCCACAATCCTATCTATTGAAGGCGAGTGGGCTACGATTCGTTTTAATGACCCGCCACAATCCCGCATGGTCACCAATATTAAAAACTTAGAAAGGGTTTAAACATCATGACCAAAGATGACTATTTTGTAATATTGATTCTGTTATTCTTATTTTTTATTGCTTGTTTT